GGAGAATACAATTATACCAGAATTTGAAGCGGATAATACAAGCAATGTAGGTGTTACAAATGCCATATATCCGACTCTTACTACTTATACAAGTACTATGGTTTGTGTGAAACAATGAAGTAGTGAGCTGTGAAGAAAAGGAACTCATTTTAAATTAAATTTTATTGTTATGTATTAATTGCATAACTTTGTTTAGAGGTTTTTTTCATAATTCAGGTTTCCCAGGGGAGCGGCTCTGTTGCTCTCCTGGTTTTTAATCAAAATAAATTAGTTTATGTAAAAAAGTATTTATATATTTGGAATATGATTCTGTGAGATCATAAAGATATTAGGTTAACCTTTTTGGCCTCCATATTTCTCACAGAGTATGGGGGCTTTAAATTTAAACACCATGAAACGAGTCTGTAAGAAGTGCGGAGTAGAAAAAGAGATTGAGGAGTTTGTGAAAAACAAAGCCTGTCCTTTTGAAAGAGAACGCACTTGTAAGGAGTGTCGCAATAAAAGAGAACGGGCGAGAGATAATATATCTGAAAAACATAAAGAATATTACAAGTTAAATAAGGATCATATCAAAATCAGTAACAAAAAAAGGTATGAATTAAATAAAGAATCAATTAGTTTATCAAGGAGAACTAAAGAATATAGGGCGAAGGCTAAGATATGGAAGCGCAAGGAGTATATTAAAAATAAAGAAAGAATAGATAATAGGAATAAAGTCTATGCTTTAGAAAATAAAGATAAGATATCCAAACACGCACAAGAGTATTGGGAAAACAATAAAGTAATGCTTCATGCGAAGCAAAAATTACAGAATCAAAAGAATAGAGATGAATTAAGAGACACTTACGTTAAGGATCAAATTAGGCGTGTATTTAGTATTCCAACAAAAACAATATATGAATATCCAGATTTAATAGAAAATTACAGACAACAAATTAAAGTTAAACGTTTACTAAAAACCAAAAAAGATGAAAGTAATGAAACCAGTTAATCAGAAATCAATCTATCATTCATATGCTGATCTTTATGAGAAGATAATGAGTGATGAAGTACCTATTGATAAGGCAGAACAAGCCGCCCACTGTCTTGATGGTATGAACAGAACCGCAGCTCTTGAGATAAAGAGAGCGGAGGTATTACATACTATTCAGGGTAATTCTACACAAACAGAATTAAGAATTATTGAAACAAAGAACTTCGATAGTATTGAAGATAATAAAGAATAGTAAAAGTATCCTTCGTTTTTGCAAGTTAGCCTCTCATTAATTTGAGGGGCTTTTTATATTATATTTTTATATGTCAAAAACAATTAATATCTTTACACTTTTACAACAAGCGTATGAAAAGAGATGAGCTTGTGAATGTGATATGTAATATAATCTGGTTGCGGATTAGAATTACTTTGTTTACTAACCAGCTAAGGAAGTCGGATAATGCCCGGCTTTTTGAATATAATCCAATAAGCTTTAATTGATGGCAGCTCCAAAGGGAAATAAGTTTGCAGAAGGTCTTGATAATTCAGGGAGACCACCCATGTTTACTGATCCTGCTGTATTAGTAGAAAAAATAAGCCAGTACTTTGAAAATCATTTACCAGTAGAGAGAGAGGTTGACGACGGGGTGATCGAGATGGTTTATCAAAGACCTGTTACTATAACCGGAATATGCTTATTCCTTGGATTTGAGAGTAGACAATCATTTTATGATTATGAAGACAAGGAAGAATTTACTTACATAATAAAAAGGGCAAGACTTACTATTGAATCAATATACGAAGAAAACTTACAAGGTAAGATGCCAACAGGCTCAATATTTGCATTAAAAAATATGGGGTGGATAGATAAGCAAGAACATCAAATAGACTCAAGTGGCATAACAATAAATCTAAAACATGGCTGAAGTAGATGTAGGATATGGCAATGTATTTGAAAAGACTAATAAAGCTTATGAGTCTGGGAAGAAAGTCATCATACATCGTGGAGGCACAGGATCAGGCAAGACAGAAGACATAATGATATTTCTGTTATTTGCTATATGCATGGTGATTCCTGATTTAGTTATTACCGTAGTATCAGAGTCCCGGCCACACCTGGAGATAGGCGCAATACGTATCTTAAAGAAGCACCTAATCAAAACGGGTATATGGTCAGACAATAATTATAACGGATCAATAGGGCGCTTTACTGCACCTAACAATTCTATAATAGAGTTCTTTAGTGCTGATCGTATTGGCAAAGCTTTAGGAGCAAGGAGGGATTGGTTATATGGCAATGAGGTGAATTCACTTAAAGAAGAGATATGGGACGAGCTGGCCCGGAGAAGTAAATACATTATTGCGGACTTTAACCCGACCTCTGAATTTTGGTTAGAAGAGTGGTTGCCTAATTATTTACATACGATCGTAATACGAAGCAACTATTTAGACAATCCCTTTTTACCGGAGCATGAAGTTGAACGAATTAAGCTAAAGGCATCCCGGAATAAGAACTTTAAGAGGGTGCATATAGACTGTGAGTATGGCGTATCTGAGGGCATAGTATTTGAGAACTGGGTGACAGGTGACTTTGATAAAGACCTTCAGTTACAATGCTTCGGTCAGGACTTTGGCTTTTCTATTGATCCTACCACGTTAGTAAAGGTGGCAGTTGACAAGGCCAATAGGAAGCTTTATCTGGATGAGTATTTTTCTAAGCCTGGATTATCTACAAAGAAGATAGCAGAGCTTAATGAGGCTAATATAGGTGACAGTGTGATAATAGGTGATGGAGCAGAACCGAGACTCATAGAGGAGCTACGCAAAGAATATAAGATAAACATTAAAGCTGCTGTTAAAGGTCCGGGAAGTATTACAGCCGGAGTAACAAGTATGCAGGGCTATGAAATTATAGTAACCGATAGGTCTACTTCATTAAAAAAAGAACTTCGCAATTATGTGTATCTGGATAAAGGGAGCAAGATATATGTTGATGATTTTAACCACTGTATTGATGCGGCTCGTTATGGGTTTAGTTTCTTGACAAAAAACAAAATTGAAAATTGGGTATCATGAATATATTTAGAAAGAAGATAAAACCCGAAGAAGACTACCAGCTTACTAACGAAGATTGGGTACTACTTTCGCAAATGATGTATCATAATGTCAATAGAGGGCAGGACATTAACTCATTCATTAATAAGACTGACTACATCGAAAAGGGCTTTGTCCGCAATGCTGCTGTATATTCCATTATCTCTTTACGGGCCAGTTCAGCAAAAGGGATACCCTGGCTGGTGTATAAAGTCAAGAACTCACAGAAATTAAGACAGTATCGGGACATAACAAAGAAGGATTTGGACCTTCATAGAATACTCACACTGAAAGAAGATGCACTAGAGGAGGCATACGATACGCCAATTAATAGACTACTGAAACGACCTAATCCTACTCAGAGCTTTCAAGATTTAATCGAGGCATTGTTTGTTTATCGTGACACTACTGGAGATGCTTATTTGACTCAGATAGATAACCCGGCAACAAAAGAGATATTACAGTTATTTGTATTACCATCTGATAAGACAAAGATAGTAGGCGGTCCGTTTATTAATCCTGTTGCTGGTTATCGTTTCCAAGCATTATCTAAGGACATCATATTACCGGAGAAGGTTATGCACTGGAAATATTTTAATCCACGCTGGGGCAGTGACGGCAGGCAGTTGTATGGATTAAGTCCATTAGTAGCAGCATCGCAAAACATCAACTCTGACAATGCAGGTATTGATAATGAGACTTCATCTTTTGCTAACGAGGGAGTAAAAGGGATACTTACAGGAACGGACCAGGATGTTATAGAGTTCACCAAAACGCAAACCGATACATTAATTAAGAAGCTCAAAAGAGCAACTACAAGAGCAAAGGCGGGTGATGGTAATGTAATGTTTAACCGTGCGCCAATGGATTATATCAAGATAGGGGAAACGCCTGTTAATTTAGGTGTATTGGATTCACGTAAATACAATAAAGAGGTTCTTTGTAATATATTTCATATTCATCCATCATTGTTCTCGTCTGATGCTTCGACACTTAATAACCTGACGGAGGCCCGAAAAGCTTTGATTACTATGTCAGTTATGCCAGACATGGATTCACTAAGGGATAACCTTAATACAATGTTTCAACGTGCCTTTGGTGATCAGTGGTTTATTGACTATGATATTATGGCTATTAGTGAGCTTCAGGATGACCTAGAGAAGCTTAGTAAGACATTAATGAATATGAAATGGATCACTAAGAACGAACAGAGACTAGCCACACAATATGAAGAATATGATCCAAGCACTACCAACCCGGCAGATATGTTATTTGATGATATGGGACAGGTTCCGCTTGGTTACGGTATGGATTCAGGCTTTGATACGATTGATGAAAATATTGATAAACTCAGGAAATGAAGAATAAAGAAAATAGTCTTTTAGTTAAAATTGATCCAAGCAGTGTCTTCTATGAAGTAGATATTAAGAAGGTTAATCTTAAGCCTAAAGATAAACCAGTAGGATATGCAAAAAAGCCTGTATATAAATTAACATGGGAATTTGTTGATTCTAGTTTTATTTTAATAACAAAAGGTAGTTTAATGCGATTAAATGAAAAGATAGCCAAAATTATTAATGAATGAGAAGAGTTACATTTAATATGAGAGATATTTATTTAATGCTACTTGGATGTGTTGGACTTGGTATTGAGATAGGTTTATTTATAGCACTATTTATGACAATATGACCTGGGACGCGATAAATAAAAAACGATTGCCATTTATCCGAATGGGAGAAAGACTTTTTAAGGGTATGTATAACGAGATTAAAATACAGTTAAAAGAAGTGATACGAGACAGACAGACACCGGAACAGATTACTGAGGCTGTGAGAGGCTTTAGGTTTAACAATCAGATAGTATGGTCTGCTTATTTGCGCTTTTATACTAAGACAGGATTAAATTACGCTAAAGACACAAAGAATAAGTTTAGAGGCATGGAGTCAAAGGATGCTGATTATGATATATGGCTTTCACAGATTACCGAGTATGTAAGATCAAATACAGGATTTAAAATAAGCAAGGTAATAAGCACCACTTATAAAGACATTGAACAGATAGCCAGAAATGCAGTTGAGCTTGGAATTGATGAAGGTTGGGGTATGGATAAGATAGCACGTGAGATTGTAAAGAAGCAAGGCACTATTGACAAGTGGAAAGCGCAAAGGATAGCACGTACTGAGGTAGTGGCTGCATCAAGTGAAGGGGTTAAACTTGGAGGTGAGAGTATTCCAGGGAATAAGACTAAGATATGGATAAGTACATTCGATCAGAGAAGCAGAACGGACCATATGGCTATGGATGGGGTTAAGGTTGCCTTTAATGAAGACTTTGATCTAAGCGGTGATAAGTTAGCTTATCCCGGTGATCCAAAAGGACAAGCAGCAAATATAATTAATTGCAGATGCGGATATGAGATTATAGTAGAACCAGAAATATATTGATATGAGTGATTTGAATGTTAACATAAATAGGTTATATCCCAATAGGGTTATAATGAATAGCGAAGATTCTAAGACTCTTAAACAAATGAATAGAGTCAAAGGCAAGAAAGGTATTGGCTTCTACTGCTCAAAACGACATGAGTTTATATTTATTGAAAATACAAGAATATGAAAAATTTTAAATATGGTG